AATGGGTAGGTGATGATGATACTGGAATAACCTTTGCTGTTGGTACGTGGGATGAAGTATGGCAAGCGGCTAAAGAATATATGGAAGGACTATGGGATGACCAAGGGGCTGACGGATGGAGTAGCTCGTTTATTGAAAGTCATATTGATGAGCAGGAAGTTAGAGATTATTTTTATGATATGTTTGAAGATGATGTAAATAATAATTATGAATCATATTTTGATACAGACGAATTACCACTATCAGACGAACAAGAATCTCAAGTAGCCAAATTAAAAGAAGAGGCAGAAGAGTTAGATGAGATAACTAGAAATGTAGATGACGTATATAATGAAGATGAGGTAGAATTAGCTGAAGATAGATGGAATGAAATAGATGATGAAATAACATATATTGAATCTGACCCTGAAGGTGAACCGACAGAGGAACAAATTGAAGATATGGTAAATAGTAGAGTTAATGATGTCATGTATGATATGATGGCTAGTATGACCGATTATGGTTTAGATATAAGTGACTATGTCGATAAAGATGCGTTATTTGAGTCAGCAATTGATAGCGATGGTGTGGGTAATTCTCTTAGTAGTTACGATGGGTTAGATAATGAAGTAATGATAGGTGATACTTGGTTTCACGTTTTTAGAACAGAATAATGAAGTTATTAAATTTAATAGAAGGTAGAAGAGAAGATATACTCAATCGTTTTGATGAGAACCCTGAGTTACGCAAAACAATAGAGGAGTTCTTAGACCATGAATTCAATAAGAAAACAAATTATAAATATGTAAATTGGGTACTTAAAAGAAATTTTGATGACTTTGGTAATACAATTATTTCTTTAGATAGTGTAATTAATTGGATTGAAAAATTTGATAGAGTAAGGAAAAACTTACAATACAAAGATATTAATCAATATAAAAACCTTCATGACCTTATCGATGCGTTAGAAGTTTACGGTGACACAAAAAGTGAAGAAAAAACTAAAGTAGAATCGGGCACCTCAAAGATATATGAGGACTCTGAAGTTTTAATAGTTAAACCACTTACTCAAAAATCATCATGTTATTATGGTCAGGGTACCAAATGGTGTACGTCAGCCACATCTGGTGGTAACGCATTTAGAGCCTATAATGATAGAGGTCCTTTGTATTATTTTATATTTAAAAATTTAAATAAAGATAATGATTATTATAAAATCGCCATTCATTATAATGTAGCTGAGGATAGGTACTCACTTTTTGATGCTAAAGATAATTTTAATTCTAATCTGTTAGGTTTTTTAAAAACAAATTCAGCTTTCAATTCGATTGAAAAAGATATTGAAGAAAATCATAAAGTTGATGAATCTAAAAGTTTAGAGATTATGTTAATTAAACTTATTAGAGAAAATAAGTTTAATTTTAGTAAAATTAGAAAATATGTTTTATACGATAAGTTAGTTAATATAATTGGTGATGATAAAGGTACGAGACCACTTGTAGTCGGTTGGTATGGTGAAAAACGTATTATGATTAAAGTAAGTGATAACGATGAGGAAATAGAATTTAGGGAATTAAGAAACAGTACTCCAAATTATGTTTATGATAGGAGACCTCTATATGAAATGGTAGAATATCTTGAGTCTAAATCGGACCCATATGATTTAGCACATTTATTAAGTCAAAATACTATACATACTAATTATAAAGTTATTAGAGATATATTTAATTTCTTTATTGAAGAATTACATGAAGAGTTAAGTGTGGGTAATCAAGAAGGTTTTAAGTTTTGGAACCCTGTAAACTCACATTCAAATTACCGTTTTGAAAGTAGAAATCCTGATAATGCTTACATTAAATTTTTAAATTATATAACTCAAAAAACAAATGAAGGGGAACCAGCCAGTAAGAGAGATTTCTTAATTAATGTCTTAGAAAAAGACCCTGAAGACGTAGTATTTTCAGGATATCTCTCAACAATGTTCAGTTCAATGAAAGATGCTGGACTCGTTAGTCTTTACAGAGCCAATACTTCGCCTTATTTTAGGTACAGGCTTGGGCCCAACCACAGTGTTTGGGAAAAAGGAAGACTAAAGAGAATATGAGATTAGATACCAATTGGATTTTACAAGAACCTATAGATTTAGAGCATAAACAATATGTTCTAATGGACTATATTACCAAAGTTGATAAGGACTTTGATGAATTTAAGTTATACCCATCCTTCCAAGAATTGTCGTTACATTTAGCTAACGTTGGTTCAATTAAGGACCGTTCTAGATATATTACACTTAATAGGGAACCAGACGATATTGATGATGAAATATTATTAGACGACTTGGTGTATAATAATTTAAGACATAGTAAAGAAACTAAAGAAGAAATATCAAAGATTATAAAGTTTTCTCAGAGTAGATTAACGGATTTATTTTTAATAGGTAAGTCTATATGGACATTACTATATGATAATGTTTCAATACGAATTGTCTTTAATGACCTTAAAAAAACAAATACTAAACCAGGTATAGGGTTTTTTTATATTGTGTATGATGAGTTATTACATGTTTATCAATATAGAATTAATACCTACACTAAAACAACTAATGAAAATAAATGTAAAGTAGATTTAATTTATAAAGGTGACGTGATAGACGTAACCGATAAAAAAAGTCTAATTAATTTAATTAGAAGTAAAGCTATTATTTTCAATGAAAAAAAATCAGAAAAGTTTTTAAAACAGATAGAAGATTCATATCCTATTTTTAGGGTTAGGTATGAAGAAAAAGTTCCGTTAGAAGGTTCTATTTTATCTATAGCTAAGAGAAAGGTTATGAACTATATTTTTCAAACAATTAAAATTCAAGAATTAAAGTCCTAAGATGAGTAACATTAAACTTAAAAAACCTGACCATATTGTATGGGACGAAGAAACTCAAAAATATAACGCAAATATATTACCTTATGGGAGTAGCGTATCGGCGCCCGTTATTAAAATAGAAGATATTTCATCCTACAAACAAAGGAATGTACAAAAGATACAGAAAAAATTCAATAAAAAATACCAAGAATTAGTAGATGAATATAATAATTTAGTTGATGAAGTTAAATTAAATCAAATAGTGTATGAGTCTAAATTTTCTTTTGAGCCGATAATAGGTCATATTTATTATCTTTATTATGGAGATGATGGAAAATATTTCTTATCATTAATAGAACCTGAAATGTGGAATCAAGAATTTGTTCTAAGTGTTGAACTAAATTCTGAACATAAATGGGTCTTAATAAAAAAACCTCAAAACTAATGAAACTTCAAAACCCTATAGACGTTAATATTACAGATAAAACTGTATCAGTTCTTTTAGCGGGTGGTTTGGGTAATATGATGTTTCAGACAGCAACCTTAATGGTCTACGCTAAAGAAATGGGTTATGACCCAATTGTTGGTTATTGGACTACACATCAATCAGAGAGTTCTAAATTTAATAAACATCTTAATCGAAATGGTAGAAATATACATTTTGACCCATGGGGTGGACACATATTAAAAGACCCACATATATCATTTGGTGATGTTTACCCTAAATTACCGTGGTTCGATAGTAGACCTAATGCCTTTGAATGGTGGTTTGACCAAAGTTTAGGGTGGGATATAGATACTGGTGAAGGTGGAGTGTACTACGATTTAAAACAAAAAGTAAAACCACCTTACCTATTTCAGGGTTACTTTTTTAATAAATTGTATTGGCATCACGAGAGGGATTATATTTTAGAAATATTCGAACCTGATGAAAATATAACAAATTATATTGAATACAATTATGGTAGTTTATTTAAAAATAGTATATCCTTACATCTAAGAATGGGTGGAGGTAGACAAGATAATTTTTTTGATATAAAATTAATACCTGAAGAATGGGTTATTAAAATTTTAAATAATGAGAGTGAGGGACATAAAGTACTTGTGTTTTCAGATAATTTAGAATCTGCCAAAAATTTCGTAAACAAATTAGGGTTTCCTAAGGAAAAGTTTGTTTATATTGATGAAGACCCGTATATTGCGGTTCATATGATGAGTATGTGTGATAAACACATATTATCAAATTCAACGTTATCATTTTGGGGTGCGTATCTTGATAAAAAACAAGAAAATGAGTATACTTTTATTCATGAAAGTTTTTTTGAAAGACATCCTTATAGTATGATACCTTACAATAAATGGAAAATTAATAATTAAATGATAATACTATGAGTGAAAAATTTGAAATACCAACAGAACGTATGAATATGTTAACAGGTAAACTTAGGGTACCTATTCATATCAATTACATATCGGATTATATTTTATGTGAGTCTACAGAAAAAACTAGAATAATTTTAAAACAATTAATTAATAGAGACTTAATAGAGGTTAGTAAACACGCTGATGACTATTATGTTTTAAAAGCTAAAGGTAATGAGTAAAGAATTAGTATCACACCCTGACCATTATGGTGGTGAAGATAACCCATATGAGGTTATAAAAATAGCAGAAGCTACAGGGTTAGATGAAGATGCATATCTATTTAACGTATTAAAGTATATAGTTAGAAGTGGAAAAAAAGATGACAACCCACCTGTACAAGATTTAAAAAAAGCGTTATTTTATTTAGATAGAAGAATTAAAACAATTGAACAAAATGGAGAAGAATAAAATTTATTGCGGTGATGGCCGTAAACTTATGTCGGAGATGTCCGAAAAAACTGTAGACTTAGTTGTTACTAGTCCACCTTATGGTGTTGGTATTGATTATGATAGTTGGGATGATGATAAAGAAATAGCCGAGTACTGGAAATTTACAAGAGAATGGTTAAGAGAGACTTATCGAGTACTTAAAGACGATGGTCGTATAGCACTAAACATTCCTTACGAAATTAACAGACAAAAAAAAGGTGGTAGAATATATTTTTCTGCTGAATTTTGGATGATAATGAAAGAGATTGGGTTTGGTTTCTTTGGTATTGTAGATTTAGAAGAAGATTCCCCACATCGTTCAAAAACAACTGCTTGGGGTAGTTGGATGAGCCCGTCTTCACCATATATCTATAATCCTAAGGAGTGTGTGATTCTTGCTTATAAGAAAAAACATAAGAAAGATATTAAAGGAACCCCTCAATGGAAAGGTGAGTTTCAAATGGTTCCTAATGAAAAAATTGAAGGTGAGTTTAGAAAGAAGTTAGTCTATGAGGATAAAGATAAAAAAGATTTTATGTCTTTAGTCTTTGGTCAGTGGAATTATTTTGCGGATACAAGACAAAAAACAAAGGCGACATTTTCATTGGATATACCATATAGGGCGATTAAAATTCTTTCATATAAAGAAGATGTAGTTATGGACCCATTCAACGGAAGTGGGACTACTTGTTTAGCTGCGGAAATGTTAGGTAGACCTTGGATTGGTATGGATATCAGTAAAAATTACTGTGAAGTTGCCAGAGAAAGACTAAAAGAGTATCAAACTGAACAAAAACAGTTGAAGTTAGTTTTAGATGAACATACGAGAAATTAGTATTAAGAACCACGACTCAATCACTATAGTAACAACTGATGGTCATGTAAAAACATTTAAAAAAGGAAGTCTAAGTAACCCTAAAAAAGTGTGGTTTGATAATATCATCGCATGTTCAATATCATTAATGAGTGAAACCCCTACAAAGTGAGGGGTTTTTTGTTATTATAGATATTTATTAATAAAAGTTTTTATGTCAAAGTTATTTATAAATGAATCGGAAGAGTCTCAAATACGTAAAATGTATTTAATTGAAAGTGACTCTGACAAAAAAGATGGTACGATAATGAAGGCCAGTCAAAACTTTTGGGACCATATTAAATTTGAAGAAGGTGACCCCAAAAAACCAATTGGTAACATAAAGGCGCCAGTATTAAAGGCTTATAAAGACACAAGTGGAGTTTTAACTATCGGTTATGGACACACTGGTAGTGATGTAAAACGTGGTTTAGTGATAGATAAAAAAACTGCGTTAGAGTTACTTTATAAAGATGCTTCGGAGGCTGCCGACTGCGTTAGAAGATTTTTAGGGGAATGGAAAGATAAAGGATTAAAAACGTATATGTTAACTCAAGGACAATTTGATTCGTTAATATCATTAGTTTTTAATACTGGATGTGATTCAGTTAGAATGTCAAGATTTATACAATATGTTAAATCTGGTCAAAATAAAAAAGCGGCAGAAAGTATTTTATCATATAAGTCCTCGAATGATGGTCTTAAGAATAGAAGAACAAAAGAAAAAAATATGTTTATATCATGAAAAAATTAATTAAAGAATCAGGATTAAGAAATATCAACGATTTATCTAAGAGATATGAGAAAGCTAAAATATATTTTCATCAAGATTTAGACGGTGTTACGACTGCCTTAGCTATGAAAAATTATTTAGAGAATAATGGAATTAAAGTTGTTGATTCTGAAATAATACAATACGGTGATAAGGAATTTGCGGTAAAGAAACAAGATGCTAAAGGTGATACGATGCCGGTTTTAGTTGATTTCGCACATGGAAAGCCGATGTTTGTTGTACATACAGACCATCATGATAGTCAAACAGGTGTGGAAGGCGACACATCAACATCATTCAGGTCGTCACGTTCAAATGTTGAGACTTTATCTCAAATAATGTCACCAAGTGATATCTTTACTGCCGATGATATTAGATTAATATCTACAGTCGATTCTGCAGATTTTGCTAAGTATGGGTTAGAACCACAAGATATAATGAATTTTGTATTTAAATTACAAAAAGATAAGTCATTACAGAAAAATAAAATGGCCTTAGGTTTAGCAACTAACAAACTTATGTTAGCTTATAAGAATAAACCAGGTTTTATGGAAGATTTAGTAATGACATCTCAACCATCACTATTAAACATATTTCAAAACATTAATAGATTAGCTGCTGAAAAGGGGTATGCGTTACCTGAAGAGATGGCTTTAAATCAAAAAGATTATGTACAGAAACAAAAAGATAGTGATAAAGTTTATGTTGATGACGGAATTATAGTACAATACGGAGGAGGTTCAATGTTTAAACCAGGTTCTTATGACCGTTATACTCCATTTAAAAATAATCCTGAAGCTGACTTTATAGTAATCGCTTGGCCAATGGGGTTAGTACAAGCGTCATGTAACCCATTTAAAGGTGAGAGAGAATTGAAAGGTGTTAACTTAGGTGATATAGCTCAAGAAGTATTAAGTAAATGGGAGAGTCAATTAAGAGAAAAGATAATTCCTTTATCTACTATCAAATGGATATCAGAAGGTAATAAACAATTTGGAGATGAGTCAGTTGGTTTCACTAATGCGGATTTAGAAGCCTTTTATGGTGATAAGGTTCGTTCAATGGATGGGGGTGATAACTATATGGAAAAATTAAAAGATATAATGGACAAACCATCAACTAAGTTAACTGAAGATGAGTGGGCTATATTAGATAAGTTAGGTGTACCGGCATGGGAAATGATTCAAGCTAACTCAGGTGGACACAAATGTATTACAAACATATCTGCGTTAAATTACTTCGGAAGAGGTAAGAGAAAACCTGAAGGTAAGTACAAGTATAGTAAAGATAGAGGTGATTCACCATATGTTAAGTTTGTTAAGATGATTCAAAAAGAGTTCGTAAGAAAACTTAAAGAAAAAATAAATGAATCAAAAGGATTAAATGAACAAGCAGACAAGGCTGAATTAGTCGATGCTGATAGTAATCAATTATTAGTTAATATTAACAATATTGAAGGTGACATCGAAAGAAGTGACCGTAAAAATATGAGATTTAAACAAGATGTTGAGTCATTTCAGATTGGATTATCTTTATTAGGTTATGAATTACCGGTGTATGGTGTCGATGGGTTATTCGGACCCGAAACAGAAAGAGCGTTAAATAAATTTAAGAGAGACAACAAATTAGAGGAAAACGGGATTTTTTCTACAGGAACTAAAGATTTAATGTATAATAAATTAAAAAATGAAAATATAGAAGATAAGGATATAGAAAAATATACATATTCAAGTAAGGAGTTTACTACATTAGATGGTAAGATAACTCATACGTACTCAGGTAAAGCATCTAAAGGAATACAAAGATTAATTGATACTATGATTGAGAACGGTATTACAGACCCAGTCGCACAAATTGGTATGTTAGCGGTAATAGGTAAAGAAACTCATTTTATTAATAAAAAAGAAAGAGGTTATCATAATACATCTAATCGTAGAATTAATAAAATATTTTCAAAAACTAGAAAGATGTCTGATTCAGAATTAAATGATTTAAAGAGAGACTATGATAAGTTTTTTAATTTAGTATATAATGGTAGAATTGGTAATAATAATAAAAATGATGGTTCAAAATACGTTGGTAGAGGTTATAACCAATTAACGGGTAAAGCTAATTATCAAAAATATGGAAATAAAGTTGGTATTGATATCGTTAGTGACCCTGATAAGATGTTAGATGATAAAACAGCTGCCGAAGTTGCTGTAAAATTCTTAATTAGTAAAGGTGTACCTGAGTTTAGTAACCCTAAAGAGTCTACATTATATTTTGCTGATGTTAATTCAGGAAGTCCTAAGAGAAGAGCTAGAGAACACTCAATTGAAGAATTACAAAAATTTGATATAGCTTAAAACAATTAAGACAACTTTAAAATAAAGATAAGGAGACGATGTCTCCTTTTTTTATGCCTTGTTCTTCACAAAAACCACCAAAGACCTCTAAAACTGTATCACCAAATCCTTGATATGATTCACAATTTTTCTTATCATTACATGGTTGACAGTTAGAATGAATTTTAGTTATTGTTGTTCCATCTATGAAAATAATGTCTAATGGTATAATACAATTATACATCCAAAAACTTTGTTCGGTACGTTCAGGCATAAAAAATAACATACCATCAAAGGACTCATCAAATCTTTTTCCCATCATTCCATCAGTTATGGATTTTTTAGTGGAAGAAACTTTGACTTTTAAAATATTATTTTCTATGATTACTTTCATACTAATAAATATCCAATAAAACTAATAATGAAAAAATACGCAGGAATAATCGTAAGATGTGATAATAAGGTGTTACTTTGTAAAAGAAACTCACAAACAACTCTACCAGGTTTTTGGTCATGTCCCGCAGGTAGTGTGGAAGAAGATGAGCCAACTAAAGACGCTGCGATTAGAGAGTTTATAGAAGAGACTGATTTACCTGTGTTAGGAGACATAGAGTTTGCCGCGGTAATAAAAAGGTATAACAGAGACGGAAGTAAAGTTAAAGGTATGTTTTATACCTACCTTATGGATGTTGAAGAAGAGATGTTTCCTGATTTAGAAAACGCTTATGATGGGGACGAACACACGGAATGTGGGTATTTTGGTAAAGATGAATTACCCGAACCAATGACAAAACAATTTAATAAACTTATAAAAATAATTTTAAAATGAACAAATTAGTAAATATGTTAAAAACATCTGCACAGGCAGATAAAGCAAAGGCATTATTATCACTTGAACTACTTGGTAGTAAAGCAGTAGGAATCGGAGACCACTCAACAGGGGACTTCTATAAAAACGCTGAAGAGGCGTTAGTAATGTTAGTAGACGCGGACGATAGATTAAGTGCTTTAGATAAGTATTTTGATTCTAATGGAGTAATTATAGGGTAAATATCCAATAATTTTAATACAAAACACAAAAAAACCCTTAAAGGGCTTGTCTGAGAGTAATTTTTTTGTATATTTGTATAACTTTTGAGATTTATTGGAGTATTTATATCTTACCCAACAGAAAATCAGAAAGTTTTTAAAAAAAAGTTTGACAGATTAAAAAATTTGTTGTAGTTTTGTAAAACAATTCAGTAAGAGTACTGAAGACGTTCTTTGAAAATATTAGTAAGTGTCACCTTAACCATCACAGTTTGTGAAAGGAATACAAAAGATTAACCCCTTTTTCTTAAACGGTTAAGTATGACATTTGACGGCGGTTTAGCGTCGTTAGATAACCCCAGCAATGGGACTAAAGGGATTGAAACGAGAATAGTACATCGTGAATATTCGCAGAGTTTACTCTGACAACTAAACAAAGTGG